GAAGTTGTAAGTGGTAACGCCAGTTGAACTCAGTGCGTCACCTGTCAGGGCAACGTCAAACCAGTCAGTGGGCTGTGATGGGCTTGATACCATTGTGGCCTGTACTTTGAAGTTTCCTGAGAAATTTTTAGTATATACTGCGATAGAGTGCAGTGCCTTGTTGTTGTTGATGCCTGGTCTTGAGTCAACTACACCTGACAGTCTCGCTAATGATCTGCTGTCGGCGGTCACTGTGAAATTAGTCACTGATGTACTTGCTACGAATTCTGGATAGGCACTATCTAGCACTTCGATTGTGCCTGCGGCCGCGTAGCCTGTGTCTGAGTATGTTACTTCTCTGCTACCATCGGACTTGACTTCACGCACTGCAAAATTGTAGAATCCAGCATCTAAAGGAAGTAGATCTCCTTCGGTTATTGTGCAACTGGCATCACCCTTTGTGCTGACTGTTGATCCGTCGTCTAGTGTGGTCAGTGTCTTTGTTATGACTGACATCTTGCTCTCTGTGTCAACAACGTTTAATTCGTAGGTCTTTGAAGTGATATCCTGTGCTTTCTGATCTTCATTCTTGAACGTGAATGAGATGGGATTTGATACACCCCTGTGCAGTGTTAAGCGTCTATCGTACACTTTTGAGTTCCTTCCGTGATAACCACTTATGTAGGCGATTACCAAGTTGTTTATTAAATACCTTTGTACTGTTTGCATAATACATATTTAACAGTATTTATAGATATAGAATGAACGAGATTTTTAACACATTGAAAGATAAATTCCCTTTCCTGAGCCTGATACGCAAGGGCGAGCTGGAGTATGTGGGCATAGTACAGAACGAGGATGTCAACGTGATCAGCTTCTATGATTACGGCAGGCTGATGATGCCTCAGGACAAGATGCATTTCTTGAAGTGTGGGGAGACTTGGTGGCACGAATCCAATCGTAAATTACCAATAAACATATTCCTCAAGGGAGATTTCCGATACTTCCGTACAACACTGATCACATTGAATGTCAAGGATGTAGAGATAGTGCATGGCCCAACAGTCAAGCTGTCAGACATCTCAAAGAAACGGGTCAAGAGAAGAACCATACAGCTGGTTAGACGTCCCGTCTAACTTCTATCTTTTTCAATATACTTTTTGTAATACACAGTCAGCGGACTGTTTGGCTGATAGGAATCATTACATTCACTTGGATATATTTTTTGGATAGGCTTCTTAATTTTTTTGGGGAGTTTTTTAGCGAGTTTTTTAATCTTGTGTTGCACTAAAGCTATATTTAGCACGTGCTATCAAATTCATCTGTACAACAATCGCTTGTGCATAAGCCACCGCGTGTGACTTCTTGAAGAAGTACGACCCGTCCGTGGGTTTGGTCCAGACATCTTTCATTATGTCTATCCAGTCCTTGTACATCAACTGTCTCTTGGCCGGACGTATTATGGCCAACACCGCCGCTAGTTGCTCTATGGTCTTTGGTTCCAATTTAGACACTATGTTGAAATGACCGTTCAAGTGGAAGAGATTCTCAACTGTCTTTGGATCTTTCAGCATGTCCCAGTCTGGTTCCTGTATCATCAGTTCAACCAGTTCCTGTTCTGATTTGACTTCCTTGTATATGTTCACATTGAGGCAGTCTATCTTGAAGTAGCCCCTGCCCTCTGCTTCCTTGTAATCTAGTGAGGCATGTCCTGTGACCGGATGTTCCGGTACGGCGTGGAAGTACACTCCCGACTTGTGCTTCTCGGTCTTGTCTCCTTTGATTATTGTGGCCGGTGTGTGTTTGAACAGTTTTAACGTCTTGTCTCTGTCAAAGAAATCTATGTCTACGTCAGGCATTAGTGTATGCTTCCTTTGTCTTTCTCATTGTGTTTGATGAACTCTTCTCTTGAACCGGGTTGCAATAGATCTATCACATCCAGCAAAGCTCTGTATCCTGCACTGTTTATCATAGCTGTGTCCATCTTTGGTACTAAAATTTTTCTTATATTTCCACTCTTGCTTATGATGACACAACAGTCACCATCAACGAAATCCAGTTCATCCGAGTGATCTACATCTATCTTAGACAATCTTGGCCTCCCTTGCTGTGTCCTGCACTAACATTTGATCAGCTGGGTAGCTCTTCAACTTGCTTGGCCAGAAACTGGTGTTTATAAATCTTTCGATCATTTGTAATTGTTCATCGTTAAATGATTTTAACATCCTTTTCCCTGCACTGCAACCTAGCAACAACCAAGGACTTATCTTTCCTTGCTGTATGTGTTGCACTGCCCTGTTGGTGTTGACCAATCGGAAGTAGTCAGGCCATTGTGCGTTCTGCTCTGTGGCCCAGTCCATCATGGTGGCTATGCTCCTCTGTAGTGCGGCCTCCACGGGCTCCGACTTCAGTGCATCAATTAGGTATGCTTCGTAAAGATCGTCCCTGGCCCAATGGTCCAATTTGATCTTGGAATGCAACACGTAGTCTATGTATTTGTCAGGATACAACGGATTAATATGCATAATGTATCTGCCAAACTTAACAAACGCATTATAGTATGCACTGTCACAAAAATCTTCATACGTCCTAGGCTTGCTGTTGTGTTGATGCACTTCGTAGAATCTTTGGAACACCATGAAAGCATTCACCACCCACTTCTCATCTCTTTGCAGGTGTCTTCTTTTAGGTTCGCATAGATGCACTTGCAGTGTTCTTTCTTTTGCGAATGTCTTGTCGCAGTAGGTACACTTATTTAGATTCGATGCCATGTGCCTCCATCAGTTCCTCTAGTTCTTTGTCGGTGATAATTTTATCTAATACTTCCAAGTCAGTTTCTTTCCAGGTGGGATAGATCTGCATTAATTTTTTTAACGAGTTGTTTGCCACACGTTTCATTGGTTTGATCCATGGGTGGAATTGCTGTGTCTCTGCACCACACATGGCAGTCAGTATCCAGAGCAGTTTCTTGTGTTTGCCCAATGTGAAGCAGTGTTTGTTCACACACTCGTTCACCATCTCGATATAGTGTTCCACGTAGAAAGGATCTTTGGAGGACACACTGGAAGCATATCTCATCAACATGTAAGGGGAATATAATGATTTCTCATGATCATCAATCCTATCGTAGTAGTCCTTGTTCCTGAAGTCAACTGCCTTGAGGCCGTTCCTCAGTTCAAAAAACTTTCTTTTACTTTTTTCTGCTGGCATATCTTAATCCAAACATTGTGCAGTCTTTTGCTGTTACAAATGTTAATTTTATTTTATTGTGCATATGTTGTAAACCTGAAAGTTTACCATTTAATTTTGTTGTACATAACCAATCAAAGAAATCTGTTGCCCATTCTCCTTGGTCCATCCAGACTGGTTTACTTCCTATGAGCATGATTGGTGCTTCTATTTTGATTGTTTTCCTACCAGACTGAGCCATAGTCCACCTGTTCACACTGCCTAGAGATCTCTTTGACGAAGTAGGCACATATTGGTTTTGGCCCGTTGCTCAACGGAACAGCCAACATCTGTCCTGATTTGATCTTTGGGAAGTACCATTTGACTTCTGTGTATATGTCCACAACATCTATGGGATAGAAATCTGGTTTGGGACTAGATAGCGGATTGAATGTGAATGCGTCAAATCCCCTGTCGTTCAAACTTGTTATTGGTAACACGTGCATCTCTGATTGTCCGGCCTCTCCTATCAACATCTTCCAATCCAATGGCATCTTGATCCGGTGTTCTCCAATCTGTAGGACTGCCGCAGGAGCATTGAAGCTCTCAAGGAATATCAACGGTATATAAAAGAAATCCGGTTCATTGGGATCTGAATTATCAAGTACAGCAAACCTCAAGTTCTCATCAACCCATTCTGGAATCTTCTCTAGTCGGTATGTTCTGTTATCAAGTGTAAGGATTTTCATAATTTATCTTTTCTATATTATACGGGTAATTGGCCTCTTTGTAAAACTTTTTCCTTGCTCCCAGGTGTCTTTTCGCAAACTTGCAACTGCTGGTAATGTCCCAGATCTGCACGTTGTCTTTGTCCTCGGCCTTTCTGATTCCACGTCCTATGCTCTGTATCACACGGACGAACGACTTGCCCGGCTCTATGAGAACAAGATTAAAAATCCTAGGAATATTAATACCAACACTGGCAACTCCATATGTGGCGATAATAATCTTATTTGTCGCAGTAGATACTTCATCATATTGTTCCTTCCTGTCTATGTTTTTAGTTGATCCAGATACAAACACCGAACCCTCTAGTTGTTCTTGTAATATCTCTCCCGCCGATATCCTGTCAACCAGTATCAGCGTGTTGCCCGATGTTGAAACATCTTTTATAGTTTTCGCAACCCATGCCATTCTAACTTTGTCCGTTGTGAGCCATTTAAGTTCTTCTGCATATGTTTTGAACATTGGATGGTCTTGCGTCTGTAAGACATTCACGTGACAGTTTGCGAGTACTCCTTTGTCTTGCAGTTCACTTGCTTGTATTCTGTGTACGACGTCTCCTATGCTACATTTCAAACCCATGAACTCGTAGTCTGCTTTGGGTACTGTTCCTGTTAGTCCCCAACGTATGCCACAGTGTGCGAAAGGCCCAGTCAACAATCTTTTAAGCACATCGGCCTTGGCCATGTGCACCTCGTCAATTATCACTGTGTTGATTCCTTTTATCGCTTCTGCAAATGCTTCTGAATGTTCGTCTTTGCTTTTCTTTTCTAATATGTTTAGTGATTGCCACGTTGCGATAGTGTTGAACCTTCCCAGTTCCTTCCTGTCTCCAAAGTACACACCAACATCTAAATTACAAGCAACGAAGTCTTCCTCTGTTTGCGTCACTAGACTTTTGTTTGGCACTATCGTCAGTGTACGTCCATAGGGCTCAACCAGTTGACACAACGCCGCTGTGATGATAGTCTTACCTGCTCCTGTGGCGATCTCCTGTATGCACTGGGGATTTTCTATAAATTTGTTTATTGTCTCTATTTGATAATCTCTTAACTCTATTGCCTGTCCGGCCATTGGGTGATTAGTGGGCCATGTTATGTGTGAAAGGTAATCTTTGTCTACTGCTTTGAATTCAAAGTTGTGTTGCTCCCTGTGGTCTTCGAATTCCACATACACACCACCGTCTTCCAGTATGGGAAGTATTTGGTCGACCAGGTTGAGATAAGTCGTGCCACCCAAACCAAAGAATGACACCTTGCCGTCCCACCTACCTAGCTTGACTGCTGGGAGATGTCTGGCATACGGTATCTCGTATTTGAATTTGTTGGATAGCCTCTTCCTCCATTCCAGGGAAAGGTTTTCAAATTTGACGTTCACTTCGTCTTTTATTACTAATTTACAACTGCTCATATTTAAAGTTTCACTATAACGTGATCGTGCCAATCCCAACTACTTGGCTGGTGATCACTATAATACAACTTTTTTGGGAGATTCTCAAGAAGTCTTTTCAGGTTATCCGTGCCGGTTGAGTAGTATCCACCACCTAATGTTACCAACGAGGCCTTTGGTTTTATTTTACTTTTGATAAGTGCTCTCGGTATCCTGTTCCTGACAAACATAATTTTAGTGTCCTCGTTGAAGAACTTGAACTGTTTGCTCATTTGATTGATCTCGTACAGGTTCTCAAAAAATTCCCTTGATGTATTATTGCTGATCATCATCTGGCCTTGT